TGAATTGCACGTCCTTCATTATCATTTAATTGACAACAAGTACCCTTACGACGAGTACACAAGCGATCTTTTAAATTTTCATCGCTCATGTACATAGCTATTAATTTTTCACGCTGTTTTTGAGTGATGCGTTTTGTTGGCATCGTCTTAACAATTTTGACCATTCTTTCGGTATCACCGTTAAGCCAAGCTCCAAGCTGGCGACACCACTCTTCAAAACTAAATCTTGACCAATCGACCGCTTGTAAAATGTGTTGTTGTACTGGCATATTCATTTTCATCCCACCAATTGCTCAATTTGCTTTAATGCCATACCGGATTTCACTTGCTCTGTACTGAACCGTAAAACTGTAAAACCCATCATTGCTGCGGAGTTGTATTTCTCCATATCCCCTAAATAGCCCTTGCCTCTTGTGTGACGGCCTCCGCTCCAGATCCCGCCTTCTACCTCAATCAAAATCTTTGAACCCTTTATTAAAAAATCTGCTCTCCATTTGCGTTCAGGATGGAACTTATATTCCTGTTCAAATCCAATCTTGCATGCTCTTAAATGCGTTGCCAGAACCACTTCACCCACACTTGGTTGTCTGGCAACTTGCTTTGCTGAACGGCGCTTTTTATTTTTCTTTATGGGAAATAACTTGCGGTATTCAGCAATGCTGACTGATGACATCAAGCACCACCTTTGAGCACTTGCTCTATAGCTTTAAGGGTTCGAATCATTGCCATTTGTAGAAATTCATGATTGCCGCGCATGTCTTCTTCAACATACTGCAAAGCATATTGAGTCTCTTTTAATGCCCCATCTAAACGCTTTTGCAGCTCCTCCACTTTCGCTTGTTGTTCTTTTTGAATCTCCCAAGCCCACTTTCCAGATTTACCCTCAAACTCACTCATGGCTGGCTCCTTTTTCTGCATCACACATTTCACATTTATCTATATGCCCCCACCCATCATCTCGAATGAAGCCAAACCCCTTACAAGCCTTACATTTGACTTTCTTTTTCTCACCCACCAAGAAATATCGATCTTTCTGGTTGTAGGTAATATCAATAGAACCTGAGTAATAGCGCCTTAACGCCCCATCAATATGAAATTCGTGTGGACCTACACAAAACATCCACCCCGAATCCCCGCCGCACTTTGTAAACCATGTGAAATATGCTTCTCTCCATTTCACATAACGGCCAGACAGATGAGGAGTCAACAATTCAATTAAACGTGCTCTAAGCATCTCCATGCTTGCTGACATATCTCCATAGTGATATTCAAGATCGTAGCTATACTCGCCTGTGTTATATCTAGTTGGCATGAGATTCACCGCCTCCGTATATTGATTCGTGGTCGCGGATAGCAGTCATCACACGCTTAATTGAAATGGAACCATCTGGAATGAAGTCGCAAAAATCATCAAGAAAGCTCAATCTCCCATTTCCCACCATGCGAACATGCGTGTAACCAACATGCTTATCTGTCGTAATGAATGCAGGCGTTAGCTTCTCAACTCCACCTAAATCGTTGATGATTTTCAAAGACTCCACCAGACGTTTAAGCTCAACCAAATCTACAAAATACTTCTCACGATCTGCTGGGCTGATTTCTACACTTTGACCACATTGGAACTCATAACCCTCGTTCCATTCAGTTGCGTTATCGGGTGCTGAATCTACGATTTCCTTCGCGTATTGCAGTCCTTTATCTCTAATCAATTTAGTTGCTTTCATGCATTCGCCCCATCAATTAGCTGAAGAATATTTCTAGGGATTGGCATACCCTCCCGACGGCACATCTCTGCGTATTCGTGTGGATTATCGAAAGGATCAGGGCCCAACTCTTTTATAAGCTCAGGCTCTTTTTCTTTTGCCTCAAGTTTTTGAACTGGTGCAGGTTTACGACCATTGATTTTTAATCTTTCCATCAATGATTTGAGATGCTTTTGAGCCTCGTCATTGCTCACAGGAACGTGTTTAGGTTCTTTGTGTTCTAGTTGTAGCGGTGGAGTGTAAAACTCTTGCTGACGGCCTTTTAACTGAGCTTTAGCAACCATCACGTTGTAGGTCCCGAAGAAATTATCTTGAGCTGCTCGCATTTGGCCGGCTTCGATCAAATACATAACCTCGTCTAAGGCGTACTTAGTGATTTGGGTAATAACCACGGAACGGTCAGTTGTAAACTTACATGCGCGAGACCAAGCTTCTTCTGGAGACATCCAACTTTCACCAATACACCAGGTGCGAAACTCAGCAAATGACGGCATAAAACGTCCACCTGCTGTAAGTAATCGAGCAAGTGCGTTGTTAAATTGGTTTTGTTGAACGCCAACCAGTGTTTTAAGTGCGATTTGCTCAACCACTGACAGAGGAATTGCGCTTTCGCCTGTTGCTGGAAATTGCTTATTGAACTGAGCAGCGTAAACAGTGCGAAGAGATGCGATTAATTGACGCACTTCGTTCAAGGTAATCTCATGCATGACCTACCTCCTCAATCATTGGAAACTTTTTTGCTGGGGTTACATCCACGATTTGAGATTCGCTCTGTTCTTCAAAAAGATTAGCGAAGTAACCCGACTCTTGTGGTTTTTGACCAGCTGAATTGATTTGCTCTTGTTTCTTGCGGTTAGCAGCAACTTGTTTCTCGTTGTTTTGAACCCAAGAGAACCACTTAACCAACCAGATGCTTGGTGTATTCAATGAACTTGATTCGTTTGCAAAGTACCAGTCACCGAAATTTTGAATCATGGTTCTCAAGTCGATTTCAGGTACCGAAACAAATCTTTGTTGAGCAAGTGAAATGAAATCGTATTGAAACTCGCTGTATTCAGAAATGAATTCACGCATTGAGTAACGCTTGTGATCATCGATCTGATACTGAGCAAATTGGATTGGTGTAAATTGCGAATTTTCTTCACGCGCATTACTACTACTATCTATATATTGGTTCTTGGTTTATGGTTAATGGTTTATGGTTATTGGTTGGTTGCACTTTCAGAACCCAAAATTAACCCACTGGGTTTTTGTGGGTTTTCAGAATTAACCGAGTCGCCTTCACTTTGGTTTTCTTTTGGTTTTTCCTTACGTGGACGCCCACCTTTCTTACCATTTTCACGATTTTTATCCCCTACTTTTTGATAAGCGGCGATTTCTGAATCACAACGTTTGTTGTGAAACCCGTCTTCCTCTTCCACAAAAAACTCTTGCAGCACAATTAATACTGCATCCCTTTCTTCTTGGGTATTTGCACGTAACCGACGAAAAACCGACTGGGTTTCTTTGGGTAATGGTTTTTCATTCAAATAATAAAAATCGAGAGCACGGCGATAAAAGCACTCTTCAACTGGGCTAAGGTGCGCTGTAGCAACCATAAAGTCGCTGATATGGTGGAGATATTTATACATCAGTAACTGCTCCTAATTTTACAAGACCGCGCATTTCCAACTGACGAATAATTCTTGGAGGAATAAATTCGTTGTTGATTTTGTAGCGAATGCGCGACTTTTCTTTCACCTGAATTAGTTTGTGCCCATCTTCCATGAGACGGCGAACTGCTATAGCCTGCCCCCCCCATATGAGTTAATTCTTCAAGTTGATAAAATCTTTCCTGAGCCTCAATTGCGGCATTCATAACTGAAAGCGGCATGGCTGCTAATTCTTTAGCCGAATAGATCTTTACTGGTTGTTCCAGGGGAATTACCACCTCTAGCGGTGTGGTGGAAACGGAAATATCCTGTTTTCTTCTTGCTGCATATCTCACTTTTCACCATCCTTTGGCTTAACATAGCCTCCAAAAGAATCAACCAAACACGCTTTGGTTAAGCTGGTTACAATCTGCTGTGCCAACCACTGCGTTATGCGAAATTGACGAGCCATGGCTTCTGAAAACTCAACCTTCGTAACCGCAGCATTATTTTCGTCATAACCTTTGTTACGTAAATTTTGCTTTTTCACCTCAAATAGGTGACCAAGCACTCGCAATGCAGGTTCATAAAAAGATTGGATTTCACTTTGATGAAGAGAATCTTTGATTTGCTGTGTAAAGCTGCTCATGACACCTCCGCTAATGCTTGCTCAGCTTTTGTTAGGCGGCGTTTAGCGTTGAGCTCTGCTACTGTTGCTGTGCGGATTTCTTTTGAAGAAACTAGAATCAAATGTTTCTCTGATTTGATGGTCCATAAACTAGTCAAAGTTTTGTTTTTAACTTCAAACAAATCATTTGATTTGAAAGTACGGCACTCTTTAGTAAGCACTACAACGTCACCAGATAGAAATTCTGGTAAGTTGTAATTAGCCGATTGATTTGCTAAATTGTTTTGCATATTCGATTCCTCTAGCAAGTAATTGAATTAACTAGCCTGATGGACCAGATCAGGCTTTTTCTTTCTTTACCTTAGAAATATAAGTTGCAGCTTCCGACTTAAGCGCCTCTCGAAGTTGGCGAATGTGGTTTTCCATTTCTTCTAAGATTTCTTCTGTATCTGCTAATTCCGCAGGTGTAACAACTCCATCCTCTAAAACTTTGTGGACCTGTTGATTGGTTTGGCCATTGTTAATATTTATATGTAGCAAGGTTTCAACAATGCTGACTTCATGGCCTTTCTCATCCACTTGATTAGCTGGCACTAGAACATAACCAAGCATGTGTGCCCATGCCTTAACTAAAGCTGGGTTGCGTGTAAACTGAATCATTGCCTCAAGCTTCTTAATACTTGGTAAATGGCTTTCCATATTTGGGTTTGCGTAATTAAGTACGCTCTTGTAAGAGTCACCAAGTACGTTTGCAATTTCTTGCGGCGTAACTCCTTGTGACTGGTGAATCATCTTGTAAATTGCTGTTTTAGCCTCTGGGCTTAAGTTGATTTCACTCATATGTGAATCCCTCTTTAAATTTCACGTATACGCACGTTTGCTAATTTGTGAGAATTAGCTCACGGATTGGTTTTGCTTCTTAAGGTTCTTGCGAACATATTCCCAGTTAATATCTGGTCGTAATTGTTCTGCCTTAACTTGACCCTGAGTAATTTCCTCAATTTTCAAACAGCGATCTTCTGGAATTTTCTCAGGATTCCATTTGCTAGCAGCCCAAGGTGTAACCCCTATTTTTCGAGCTAAAGCTGAGATGCTCCCTGCAAAAGTCACAGCGTTATTAAATGCTTCATGTGGAGTAGTCATAAATGACACCAAAAAACCTACTTAAAGTAGAAAGAAATATACTACCAAAAATAGAATTGGTGCAACTAAAAATTGATAGTAAAATTCTACCCACAGTAGAAAAGAAGCCTATTTTGATGGAAGACGCTAAATACAAAGACTTTGCGGACCGACTCAACGCATTGATGAAGGCAAAAGACTCTCCAATTAAAACTATCAATGAGTTAAAAAATGCTATTGGTGTTTCTTATGAGATGGCTCGTAGATATACACTCGGTTCTGCTAAACCAAGAATTGAAAAGCTACAAACATTGGCTGATATTTTTGGAGTGGAAATTAGTTACTTAGACCATGGCACTAAGTTAGACAATAATATTGATTTATCAGATAAAGTTGGTTTCGAAGGACGCAGGGTTCCAGTAATCTCTTGGGTTGCGGCTGGTTCATTTACACCGATTGAGACAGTTTTGAAAGATACGGAAATTGAAGAATATTTACCGCCAAATAAAAGATGCGGGAAAAATGGATATGCTTTAAAAGTAGTAGGATATTCTATGGCTCCAACCTTTCTACCGGGTGATAGAATATATGTGAATCCAGACATTCAAACATTTGATCTTAAAACAGATGATCTTGTAATTGTAGCTTGCGCTGGCGATTCAGAGGCGACTTTTAAAAGGCTTATCATTGAGGGCGAAGGAACAAGTAAATTCTTGGAACCATTGAACCCAGACTGGCCTGATAAAATTATTAAACTTTCCGAAGATTGCTGCCTTGTTGGAAAAGTGGTTGGCTTGTACCGAGATATTTATTGAATTTCAGCTTATTTTCTTTGAAACCAATTATTAATTTTTTACTTTAAACCCACTTTTTGTGGGTTTTTTATTATTTAAAACTAATAATATACAACTTTAAGTAGGAAATAATTCCTACTATGTATTGACTTAATTTCTACTTAAAGTAGTATTTATCTCGTAGACAACAAAAAAGCACACCGCCCCTCCCCAGGTCCGATGTGCTTTTGCAAACTGCGAGATCAATTATGAACGTAAAAGCTACCCCTTTCAACTCCTTTGCATTTGTCAGCATGGCTGCTCTTGCAATTTCTGGTGGTTCTTTAGTTGCTTGCCAATTGCAGCCAGCTTTCCAAGCAAAAGAAGCCCCTTCTCTATTTACCCCTAAGACTCAACCAAGTACTTACGGTGTCTTAACTGCCAAAATCACAGGTAAACATTCTGGCGTTGCCGTAATCAAATTAGATAGTTTCCGTTTAAACGTTAGCTTTGATTTTGAAGCTCATCCAGACAGTTACGGCGTTCCGGGTTCTGAATTCACTGCTGTTGAAATTACTCAACTCACAGTAAATGAAATTACTGATGTTAATGGTAAGTCATATAACGATTTCACCGAATTTGAAGACATCCGAAACATCAATGGCCTTCTAAAAGGCTTCATCGAACGTAACAAGTTGGTGGAGGCTTAAAGATGTCTAATTTCAAAAAGCACCCTGACGGCTACAAGTCATTTTTAGGCCGTGATGATAAGGGCCTCTACTCTGTTCGCATTGGCTGGCAAGTGTACGCATCTAATGCTAATGGCTCAGTTCTTTACAAAGTTAAAGACGGATTTAAGACGCCTTTAAATGTGTTCAGGTTCCAAACTGACTATCCAAAAGTTTGGAATGAACTCACACAAGAAATTGATTTCCAACGCAGAAA